ATGAATAGAAAAGCAATACTAGGAAAAGTAGCAAATTACATGGCAGATAAAGGCAAATTTATGTCTCAAGATGAGTATAAAAGAGCCGCAGATAAGCCTTTTAACTTTGTTGCTTTAAGAAGAATTTGGGCAAGCTGGTCAAGATTAGAAGGTTTAATACAAGTTAATTACCCAGCACAATGGGAGAAAATGAAATCTCCTGTAGTAGCGCCTAAAGTTGAGGAAAAACCTCATGTTGATGGAGTAAAATTAGGAACTCCAAAGCCTGTTGTGAAGAAAAAAGCACCAGCTAAAAAGGAGAAATAATGAAAAAGATATTTCATATAACTAATACTTTTGAAAAATCAGATATACAAGAAGATGGTTCAATAACTATTAAAGGATTAGCTAGTACTAATGCTTTAGATAGAACTGGTGATATAATTGATCACAATGCATGGAAAGAAGGTGGATTAGATAACTACGGTGATAATCCAATTATTCTTTTTAACCATGACTACAATAGACCGATTGGTAGAGCAAAATATTGCGATGTTACTCAAAAAGGTCTAGAGTTAGAAGCAAAGATTTCTAAGTCTGCTGGAGACATAGTAGAACTTATTAAAGACGGTGTCCTTGGAGCCTTTTCCGTTGGTTTCAAGGTCAAGGACGCTGATTATAACAAAGAAACTGACGGATTTTATATAAAAAGTGCTGAACTTCTAGAAGTATCAGTGGTGAGCATACCAGCAAACCAAACTGCTACTTTCTCAATCGCTAAATCTTTTGATAGTGAAAGTGATTATGAGAAGTTTAAGTCACAATTTAACAAGGCTCACTCTGTGGAGTCAGTTATAACTGACAAAACTGAGCAGCCAAGTGCCGCAAATGCGGATATTATGGAGAAAGATATGTCACAATCTGACAATTCAAGTCCAGAATTTTATCTGAAGGCATTTGCTGAAGAAGTTGCAAAGAAAACTGCAGCTTCTATTGCTATGCAACAAGCAGAGCAAAAAGCTAAAGAAGATGCTGACTTACAAAAGTCTGCTGAAATCGAAGCTGAAGCAAAGGCTGTTCAAGAACAGAAACAGGACGAACAAAAAACTATTATCGAAGCTGGTTTATCTGGTGCCGAGAAATTAGTAAATGATGTCGAGAAAAGACTATTAGAGAAGAATGAAGATCTTTATACTGTAGTTTCAGAACTACAAAAAGATTTATCTGAGAAATCAGAAGAAATCATGAAGATGAGAGAGTCCAAAAGATTATTTGCAGAAAGAGGTAACTCTGACTGGAAAACAGCTCATGAAAAAGAGCTTATGGACGCTAAAATTCTTGGAGTCGTAACTGGACAAAAAGGCATTGATAGCACAGCATACGGCCAAGGTATAGTAGAGAAAGTTAACACTGATTCAGGTGTTCAAGTTTCTTCAGCTGACTTTGAGCAAGTAGTTTCAACAGCTATCGAAAGAGATATTGAGAACGAATTAGTTCTTGCACCGTTATTTAGAGAAATCCAAATGACAAGTGCTTCAATGATTATGCCAATTCTACCAGACGCAGGTTATGCTGAATTTACAGCATCACAAGCTGCTTCAGGTAGTTCACCACATGGTAACTTAGCAACAAGAGGTGATACTTTTGGTGCACCATATGGTGGTAACGATTTAACAGAAAAAACATTAACTGTTAAAAAGTTAATCTCAAAATCATTTATTGGTAATGAAACAGAAGAAGATGCAATCTTACCGATTCTTCCTTTAATTAGAGAATCAATGGTTAGATCACATGCAAGAGGTATGGAACAAGCTCTATTAATGGGTAATGTTACAACTGACGGTGTGTACTCAGCATCATTTGACGGGTTAGTAAAAATGGCACAAGCAGGTTCTTATGAAGTCGCTGACGTTGGTGGCGGTTCAGGTGGAATCTTCGACGCAGGTGATAAACTTGTAGCTTCTGACCTACTAGGATTAAGAAAGAACATGGGTAAATATGGTATTAACCCATCTGAAGTTGTGTATATCGTATCACAAGAAGGTTATTACAACTTACTTGAAGATGCAGAGTTTGCAGATGTGAACTTAGTTGGTGATATGTCAACAAAACTTAACGGAGAAATCGGACAGGTCTACGGATCAAGAGTATTACTCTGTGATGAGTTCGTTGATAAAGCAGCAACCAAGCACGGTGCTTTAGCAGTTTATGCTAGAAACTATGTAATCCCAAGATTAAGAGGTGTTACAATCGAATCAGACTACGATGTAGAGAACCAAAGAAGAGTTCTTGTTGCTTCACAAAGATTAGGCTTCGCCGATATCATTGATGGTGCAAAATCAGTCTACGCATGGAAATATGCAGCAGCTAGTTAATAGCTAATGACGGTTTCGTGG